ACTCAGTTGAGTTTAGTCTATCTTTCGCGCGCAAGGTTCGGGCTTCAAAAGCGACAGCGATAGAAATATCACCGGTCTTTTGAAGATTCCGTAACTTGCGTCTTATGTCTCGAAGAGTATTATGTTTCGGTTTCACCATAATTGGTGGACCGTAACGAACATACCCATCGAGTTCATAAGATGGTGGCCTGCCCTTGCAGACGGTCAGCCTTTTAACCGCCGCCCCAAGCAAGGTCTGGGGCACGCAAGACCAAATCTTTGCTCGAAGAGCTTCATATGGACCTCCATAGATGATAGAAAGTATCGCTACTTTATTCAAAGTAACGATTAATTCTTGGACGGATTTCACCCATTTGATATCAAATGAAGTGACGTATCCGTACCCATCTATGTAATGGGCGCCACATGATTCTCTGTAGCTAGAATTGATGTTAGTCTTGTTAGAATTAACAACAAAACCAGCTACTTGCAAATTTCTCACCACATCATCAGCGACAGAGTTTTGACATATAATGTCATCTCCGAAAACTGTAGATGTTGGATCGAATGATCTGGTTAGAGCAGTTAGAACCAGAGTCATGAGATCAAAAGTAAACCCATTACCCATGCTCGAGACCTTGTTGACTAAGTAGTAACAGTCGTCAGGTCCAAGGGTCATGTCTGACCGACAAGCACATACTTTGTTAAGTATGTTTTTGGGAAGCAGGTAATTTATTAATCTCATACTGATTGCATCACTGCAATCAGATAGATCGATCGTAGCGATTTTAGGGTCGCTAATCCGATTCCTGTGCTCATCAGCCAGGTGATCGAGATCGATCCCGATATTGTTTTTCAAACAATGTCGGAGACCTAATCCTAAAGCTCGCTGGACAAGCATATTGCAGAGGGGTTCTAAGCAAATCGAACGATCCTTAAGATTATTCTTAGGGACTGTCGACCACCTATTACCCCGCACGAATTTAACTGAGCAGAATAGTTTGAACTTATAGATTTGGTAAGCAAAATCGTCGTGGTGACGAAAGTGCTCCCATAATCTTCGTTCAACACTTCTCTTTTCAAGTACTCGTGATCTGCAGTAGCTTTTGAAGCGCTTCTTAACGGCATGTCTCAATGCTTTATGCCAGTACGAATACTTGGCGAAAAGTTCGAAACAATCAGCCGTAATGGTCCATTCACCGGAAAGCTTACAAGCTACCGAGGTTTGGTTACCTAATGGTTCGAAACTAGAACCATTTGTAAACACAAGTTCACCCATCCGAAAACCGGATAGAGTCTTGTGTACCCATAGTCGCGCCCATGCCCAGTGCGGGCCTAGTAATCCTCTTGATTGGAGTCCTTCGTCAAAAGCGATCCATCGTTCCCAGGCGGCTTTACGCCGCTCGGTTGCGATGTCACTTCTTGGTTCTTCAAATTTTGCAGAAAACCTCGAATTGACAAGGTTCGCTGCGGGACTTGTATGATCGTCAGTAGTAGCACGAACAACATAGTCCCGAATAAGAAGATTAACAACTCTGATCGAGTCTTCGTATGCCACAGGTTTGTCCTTTCACGGTTAAGGAGGTCAATGATGCTCAAAGGCCTCGTAGTTGTACGAGACCTAGAGCGCGTCATTGACATCCGGTGCCGTGCTCGGACGGAACCCCTGCATCACGTTCTCGGTTTCCCACGTCGTCATTTTGGCGGCGAGAGAAGTCAGAATGTCACGAAGGCGAGCTTTGCTCTGCAAAGTACCAGAAACTCTGATACGAACAGACAAAGCATCCAGGGCAGACACCCCTCCTACTGTGATCGTGTTATTATCGTTTGCGATAATTTCCGTCGCGTAGTTGGGTGTTTGGACACCGTTAAGCACTTTGCTTACGGTGGAATATCGGAACCGAACAGTCATGTCCGGTTTTGCAGGATCAGCATAGGTTATACCATTGCTTTCCTGACTCTTCACTGATAAGGTGACGGTAGCCATTTAGGCTCCTTTATCTAAATATAGACCGGAATAACCGGCCTAATTGGTTAAGAGACATAACACTCGCGTCCACATACCTTCGCCAGTTAAGGCTAGGTGCGAACGACGGGGGTGCACTCGTAGTAGGTATAGTCCACCGACGGTACGTATCTACATGCTCTTCTTTGAAGAGGTAGTAGCCTTCGTTATTTTTGATAATAACGTTGGGTTCCGCAGGCGGAGAAAACCCTACACTATTAGTCGGAAGAATATTTGTCATAGAATACGATTTGTCGTTCTGTGGCAAGTGTATCTCCCAAATATTAGTATAGTCACTACGAATGGAAAGACAGGCGTGTCGCTTCGATGCCCAAGTTGATCCTGTGCGCGTGGCAATGTAATTGCCTACGTCCAGGAACCAATCAAAGACAAACGAATAAGGAATCAATTCGTAAGCTGTTACAAACGGATTAATTCCAACGCCTGATAACCTCGCAATGTCCGCCGAAGAGAAATGTTGGAACACACACGCCCTGACAACAATACCACCTTCAGTCCTCTTTCGAACATATTTCTCGGAAGAGTCTGGAAGCATGGTACCGGTGTCTACAGGCGTAATTGTTCTTATCTTTCTCGATGTAATCTCTTCTCCACGATCTAATGTTTTCAAAAGATCGCGATAAGAGTACACCAGCGGCATGATCCCATATCGATAGTTCATCCACTCATCGCCAAGACTTCTCATCGCTTTCTTAGCGTGACGAAGTAATGCGCGAGGAGTTAGATTCCGTGCAGCCTTGAGTACGTCTTTAGAGTGACGTGATTTCAAGGATCGAATGATCTTCATCAGATCCATCGAAATTTGCGATAGTGATCGAGGAATATCCTGTATCTGTGCGATATCCGTTAGGAGATCGTAAGACGACAGTGCTTCTTCCATCACTTCGTTCCGCACTTCTCTCAACATGGTTGAAACCTCATATGATGGTAGTACGTTTGTTTCGTACGTATCATATGCGGAAAAATCATGAGCAAGTTCATCGTAGGTAGCGTAATTAAGACCCGTCTTGACAGCACGTAAGTACGTTGGTGTGCAGGTTGATCCGACTTTGGGCACATGCCCGTAGACGTACCACTCCTGCTTACCAGGGTTACCTAAGTGTTGAACAACGACTAAAT